TTGGCATCTGCGGTCATCACATATCTCCGTTTTCAGGGTTTGACAACTGGTACTGCATGCGCGCGATCGACTTTTGCAGGTCGGCGATTTCGAGGTTCGACATCTGGAGCATCCGGGCGATGCGGCCGAAGACGAAACGGCGACCGCTGTCATGCCGCAACTGCTGGTCGCTCGCCATACCGTCGTCGGTGAAGAAGTAGCCGCTTTCATAGGCGAGGTCGACGAGCACGATGTCGGCGTCTTCCTTGCCGCCCCGGCCTTGGAAGACCGAGAGATAGGCTTGCCGCAGGCGCTCGACCTGCGCCGCTTCTTCAGGCGACCCGGCTTCCGCTGGCGGTCCCATGCGCTCGTAAATCGAGGTAACCATTCTTGCTCCGTTCGGTCAGTTTGAAGCCGCCATTGAAGGCGGTGACGACCCATTGCGCGATCAGGAGGTCCTTCAGGTGCTTCGGGTCGCCGGTCTCGTGCCAGCGCTGCGAGTGCCGCAGGAGCACGTCCCTGATCAGCGTCCGCTGGCTCATGCCGCCTGCGGCGCTACCTGCGCCGGCTGTCCGTAATTCTGCATCGCCATGTTGCCAAGTGTCGAGGTCAGGTTGCGCAGGTTCGGGTTTTGGTTGGCGACCTGATCGGCCGCGCCAAGCTGCTGCGCTCCGGCTCCGGCGGCCTGCGCCGCGTCACCGCCTTGCTGAAGCATGGCGAGCATGTTCATGACGTTCTGCATGTTGTCCTTCTGGTCGGTCTCGGCCTGCACTTCCTTGCGGTCGCGCAGCGTCGCCGACGGTGCGCCGAGAATGTCCTGCGCGGTCTCGATCATCTCGTCGAAATCGCAGCGGTCGAAGACGCTCGGATCGTTCTTCGCCTTGGCGATCAGGCCGATGAACTCGATCAGGCGCTGCATGCCGATCAGTTCGCCCATGCGGCGCAGCCGGTCGAGCGGCGAGGTGAAGGCCGGCGACACGTCGCGGTTGCCGAGCGATGCCGGCAGCGCCAGCGGCGACTGCGGCCTGAACGCGCCGCGCCGGTCGAGGATCGCCACCTCGCGATCGACGAGCATGCCGAGCCCGCCGTTCATGGAGATGCCGACCGGGCCGAGCAGTTCGCCCTTTTCCTGCGCCCGCAGCATCGCCTCGGTCGCAGTCATGTCGGTATCGTTGACGAGGATTTGCCAGAGGTTCAGATACAGCGTCTCGCGCATGGCGCTGCGCCGCTGTTCCATGATGGTCTGCGCGAGATCGGGCCGGACGCCGGTGTTGAGCGGCGCGAACAGCGGACGACCCTCGGGGTTGACCAGCCCCGGATTGACGACGCCGGGGTTCCAGTTGAGCTTGGTGAAGTTCTTGCCGGCGACGCCGAGCGGCGGCTTCAGCACGGCCTGCGCGCCCATCACCTCCAGCTTGGAAAGCTCCTGCAACGTGCGCACCTCGGCCAGCGCGTAGGCGATCGGTCCCTCGCTGAACGGACGGTTGCCCGTGTCGGCCCACGCATAGCGCATGAACGGGTATTCGTAGTAGCCGCTCTCGCCGATATGGAAATCCTCGTCGGCCAGCGCGTAGTGGCTCTCGAATTTCGCGCCGCGCACGCCGACGCCGCCCTGACTGGAGATCGAGCGCGGCCGGATCGAGTGCAGCACGCGGAAGGTCTGGTCACGCAGCTTCACGTCGTTGGCGTACTGCATCACCTTCGGCCCGGCCTTCGGCCCGAACTGCTGCGCAAGCTGGTAGGCCGAGCGTCGGAACATGCGGTTCATGCGGTTCGGCTTGCCGTCAGCACCGACGCCGGGGTAGACCTCGACGATCGGGACGTACTCATACCGATAGGGCAGGCGCTTGTCGCCGTGCACCTCGGGAACAAACATCCAGCCATCGCCGAAAGCGCACATGGACTTCATCGCTGCGCGGTGCGACGGCCAGAAATTCGACGCCGGATTGCCCCGGATACGGAACATGTAGTCGCGGACGCGCTCCAGCGCCGCCTTCTCGGCTTGGTTCGGCTGGTAGCCGAAATCGTCGTCGACGCCGAGATCGTGCCACGTGTAAGCCTCGGGCGTCTTCAGCGACAGGATGCCGGCGGTCAGCCGGTCGACCGCCCAAAGGGAGGTCATGTCGTAGATTTCCTTGGACTTCCGAGCCGCGACCGGCAGGCCGACGACGCTGGTGATGGCGGTGTTAGCGTCGGTCGACAGCAGACGGTCGAAGCCCTCGGTCTGCGGCAGCACGTAGGCGGCGACCTGTCTCCAATAGCGTTCCCACGGCAGGCGTGCCGTCGCCAGCGCCGTGAACTCGTCCATCAAATCCTTGACGATCATCGCCATCAGGCAGCGAACCTCGCGAGCGCCGGCGAGGATGCAGAGGTGTTGTAGGCGCTGTCGCCGAGCGCGCTGGTGAAGATGTTGTCATTCACGCCGCCCTGATCGACGGCGCGCTGGCGGGCGGCCACTACCATCGCAGCGTTCTCGTCGCGCTGCGGCGTGCCGGTGTTCTGCGCCTTCGGCGGCTTAGGAGTTTTTATACACAAATCAGAAAATCCTCCCCAGCACGACGACCAGCGCCGCGAACCATGTGATGAACGTGCCGATATAGCAGGCCAGATGCGCCCTGAACACGCCGGCCGACGCGACGGCTTCGTTCTGGAGCGCCAGCGCCTCGCTCAAATAGGCGAGCCCCGCGCATAGCGCGAGCAGCACCATGGCGGCTGGCGCTTCGACGACGAAAGCGATGACGAACATCAGGACGACCGCCGTCCAGCCGTAGACGATCATCGACAGGAGGACGAGGAGCTTTTCCATCGGTCTTTGGCTTCCATGAAATCGGCGGCGCGCCACTGGTATAGCACGAATTTCTCGCCTGTCTTCCCCCATTCAAACGGCTTCGGCGTCAGGAGCTTCGCTCCGGTCGCCTCCATCCAGCGATGCGCCTCGGAATGGTCCTCTATCGAGCGCGCTTCCATGACGCGGAAACCGTTGGCGATGCGCCACGGCACGACATAGTCGAGCATGAAGCGCGTGATCGCCGGAACGGTCCGCCGGGCGTGCCGCGTCCCCAGCATCCATGCGGTCAGCGCCGTGACGCTGATCGGGCTGGTGCCGAAAATCGCCGCCGGTTGGCCTCTCCAGAAAGCCGTGTACGCGGTTGAGGCTTCCAAGAGCCCCCACGCAAGCTCGTGCTCCCTGACGCTGTCGGCCAGTTGGCAGAACGCCTCGCGGCGGTCTAGAGCCCTAAGATTTGCCGCCACGTACGACGCGTCGCGGATAACCGCAGGTCGTATCTCGGTCTGCCCCATATGTCCCGACAGGTGTTGAAGATCAGGTAGCAGAAAAAAGCTCCTACGGCGAGGAAGGGCAGCACCGCCATGACGACGCCGAAGGCGACAAGCGCCTGATAGGTCCAGTCCATCACGCCGGTATCCCGGTCAACGCCACGGCGGCGTCGATGTCGGCTTGCGTCACGTAGTCGGGCATCGGCCCGAAAATCATGCCGCCGTCGTCGCGCACGTCGCCTTCGGCGATAAGCTCGCCCTCGACTACGCCATTGGGATAGCGGGACCAAAGCTCGCGCAACGCGCTCAACCCGTTCTCGGCCTCGATATGCGCCGACTTCGCGACGCCGTCCTCGCGGTAGGTACAAACGTAGGTCTTCATGCTCCGTTTCCTTTCAGTGACTGTCATTCGCTTCGGCGATCAGCAGCAGCACCACGATCGCGATCTCGACGATGAACAATATAGTCCACATGCTACCAGTCCGCCAGCGGATCGAGGTCGGCCTGCGGTTCGCCCCGGTGATCGATGCCGTCGTCCTCGTCGTCGCCGTAGATCAGCCGGTAGATGACGCCGCGATATTCCTCCTTGTGCGCCAAGAGCCCTTGGTCGCGGTAGAGCCACGCCTGCAACACCGCGTCGGCCTCGTCGGTCGACGAGCCGATCCTAGTCCTGATCTCGTCCTTGCTCTCGACGATGATCTCCTTGCCTTTCGGCCGCCATAGCGGCGTCGTCAACTGCGCCAGAAGCCGGGCCGACGGCGGCAGCATGATGTCCTCGCCGGACTTGGGATCGAGCGCCAGCCGGAACGACCACCACATGCGGGTGCGGTTGTTGGCGTACTTGTACAGCATGTCCGGCGTCCATTCGCCGGTCGAGCCCGACGGCACGAATATCTCGGGCGCGATGTCGTGATGCGTCTCCAGAAGGTCGCGCGTCGAGCCGGCCCAACCGCCGCCGCCGTCGAGCACGATCATCGCGCCATTCTCGCGTCGCGTCAGGAGCAGCGCCGTCACTTCCTTGCCGGTCGGCGTCTTCGATCCCGGCTGCGTCACAAGCTCGTCGAAGAAGTTGCCGACACGCAGCGGCGCGAGCACGGTCGTATCGACGCCGCCCTGCGCGATGTCGGCCGACAGCACGATCATCGGCTTGCGCCGGTCTTCCTTGGACGCCAGCCGCCAGCGTTCCTGCGCCGCCAGCACCCATTGCGTCGGGATGACCTGAAACGGATTGTCCTCTGCCTTGATGGTGAAATCGCCGTAAAGCAGCATCGAACGCAGCGGCTCCGGCGTCGCCGAAAGCCGCTGTTTGTAGCCGCTGTCCTTCAGGTAGGCGTTGTCGTCGACGAGGCTGCGGATGAAGGTACGCGACTTCGCCACGACCTCCGTATCGCCGCCCTGATAGGCATCGGGATCGCCGAGCCGCTGGCCGGTCGCCGTGTCGTAGCAGCCCGGCCCGTCGACCCAGCGCGTCGTCAGGCGGTCGCCCTCGGCAACCATGTAGCACCAACGAAGCTCGCCCTGCGCGGCCGGACGGTCGTAGGTCGGGTCGAGCCATGGCGCAAACCAGCGCTTCAGCCATTCGCCCGTTCCCATGTCGACGAGGATGCCGTTGCGGTACTCGGGGATCGGCGGATTGGTCGCGATGACGGCGCGCACGCGCTGGC